GGAGCCCAAATGAAGGATGGGATTCTAACTGTCACATTAGAAGTAATCCTACCTGAAGAAAAGCGTCCTCGTAAAATTAAAATTAATTCTAACGAGGTAAAAAACCATGACAGCACAAGCTCTCAACTACTCAACGAAGGTGTACAGCCTAACGCTTAAGCCTATACTAAACTTAATATGGAGTTTCTTTAGAAGCCTAGGATACTCAATTGCAGCCAGCAGACAAATGACGGCTAATATTGAAGTTGCTAGTTATTTACAAAGAACTGAATATCCAAACGAAGCATACGAAACTGTATTGTGGAATCTCAATCAAAAGACACAAGACAGATTAAATAAGGAGTTCTATGGTGATTAAATCCATTTACTCTTGGTTAAAGAAGATGGGTATGAGTCCAGAAGAGAAATATCTCTGTCGGGCAACAGACCTAGCTGATTTAGAAAATCGTATGTCTTACTTGAGACGTAAAGGATTTCCATATTAATGTGGCCATATACTGAAGAAGAAGCTGAGTTTTACAATTAAGTATAAAGGAGCCTCCTAAAAAAGGCTCCTTTTTTGCATTTAGTTGTTTACATTCGGTGAAAAACGTGTTATAATAGTACTATAAAATGAAAAAGGTGAGTTAATGAGTTTTTACACGTCTGTACAAAAATATGGCAATACGTTACTATACCGCGGCTATAATGATAATGCTGTTCGTATTGAAAAAAAGATCAAGTTTGAACCTACAGTATTTTTGCCTACTAAGAAAGAAACTGATTGGCAAACTCTACATGGTCAACCGGTATATCCATATAAACCCGGTTCTATTAGCGACACTAAAGAATTCTTTAAGCAAAAAGAAGACACTTCAAATGCTGAAATATATGGTAATCATAACTATGTACATCAATATATTACTGAACGATTCCCTAATCAAATAAAATTTGAACGTAACTGGATTGATGTGTGTAACATTGATATTGAGGTAGCTTCTGACGACGGATTCCCTGAACCAGATCGCGCTGCACATCCTATTATTAGTATTGCTATGAGATCTAGCAAACGTAAAACTTATCAAGTTTGGGGATTAGATGATTACAAACCAGCTGAAAATGTACGATATAGACAGTTTTCTTGTGAAGAGGATATGCTTATTTCATTCGTTCATTATTGGTCTGAAAACACACCTGATGTGATCACTGGCTGGAATACTCGTTTTTTCGACGTCCCTTATCTTGTAAATCGTATCAGTCAAGTTCTTGATGGCGACGCATATAAAGCTTTGTCTCCTTGGAGAATCATTATGCCAGAAGAACGTATGGTCCGTGGTCGTAAGCAAGCATCATATAACTTATATGGAATTAGCCAATTAGACTATATGGAATTGTTTATGAAGTTTGGTTATTCTTATGGCAACCAAGAATCATATGCTTTGAATCATATTGCTAATGTTGTCCTCGGCGAAAAGAAACTATCGTATGAAGAATATGGTAACTTGTTTACGTTGTACAAAGAAAACCATCAATTGTTTATTGAATATAATATTCGTGATGTTGAGCTTATTGAGCGTCTTGAAGAAAAGATGGGATTAATTACACTTGCTCTTACTGTTGCTTATAAGGGTGGTGTTAATTATCAAGACACATTTGGTACAACAGCTATCTGGGATTCAATCATTTATCGTGAATTGAACTCTAAAAAGATTGCAATACCTGTAAACAAAGATATGCCGAAATTAGACTATCCAGGTGGTTATGTAAAAGATCCAATGGTAGGTTTACATGAATGGGTTGTATCGTTCGATTTGAATTCACTTTATCCGAATCTCATTGTTCAATATAATATGTCACCTGAAACTATTATTGGTAATGAAGCCAGAAATAGTGTTGATCATTACCTTGCAGGTCACTCAGTTGAATCAGAAAATTCAATTGCTGCCAACGGTGTAGCATTTCGTAAAGATAAACAAGGTGTATTACCTAAAATCATTATTGAATATTATGATGAACGTAAATCTATTAAAAAGCGCATGTTAGCTGCTCAACAAGCTTACCAAGATAATCCAACCTTTGAAATTGAAAAAGAAATCAGTCAGCTTGAAAATCGACAAATGGCTATTAAGATTTTGTTAAACTCTCTTTATGGTGCATTAGGTAATAGATATTTTAGATATTTTGATATGCGTATTGCAGAAGGTATTACACTATCTGGCCAGCTTGCTATTCGCTGGGCTGAAAAAGCAATGAATGTTGAAATGAATAAGTTTGTCGGAACGAAGGATAAAGACTATGTTATCGCCATTGATACTGATTCGTTATATGTTAGTTTTAATAAGCTAGTTGACAAGTTTAAACCTAAGAATACTGTAAAATTTCTTGATAAGATTTGTGCTGATCATTTTGAAGGTGCTATGTCAAAATCATATAAAATCTTATCAGATAATCTAAATGCATATGATAATCGTATGGTTATGGCTCGTGAAGCAATTGCTGATCGTGGTATTTGGACAGCAAAGAAACGATATATCTTAAATGTTCATAACAATGAGGGTGTTCAGTATGCTGAGCCTAAACTTAAGATTATGGGTATTGAAGCTATAAAGTCTAGTACACCTATGATTGTTCGTTCTCGATTTAAAGAAGCATTTAAAACTATTATTTCAGGTGATGAAGCAGCCACTCAAAAGTTTATTGCTAATTTTCGTAATGAGTTTAATCAATTAGATCCTGATCAAATATCATTTCCACGTAGTGCTAATAATATCCATGAGTTTGTAGATCCTAAAACAACATATAAGAAAAGCACACCAATTCACGTTCGTGGTTCTATTATGTACAACAATGAACTTGAAAATAGATCACTACAAAAGAAGTTTCAAAAGATTAACAATGGCGAAAAGATTAAGTTCTGTTATTTAACGCTGCCTAATCCTATTAAAGAAAACGTTATTTCTTTCCCTAATTACTTGCCTACTGAATTGAATCTACATTCATATATAGATTACAACAAAATGTTCGAGAAATGTTTTCTCGATCCTATCACACCAATCATTGATGCGGTTGGTTGGTCAACAGAAGATAGAATGACATTGGAGGATTTCTTTGGATAATATAAATTACGTATTCGACGTTGATGGGACTATGACTCCCAGTCGAGGTGAAATGGATTTTGATTTTTCAGTATGGTTTGAAAAGTGGATGAAAGGTAAGAACGTTTTATTTGCTACAGGATCTGATTATCCTAAAACACAAGAACAAATGCCTCATACTATTCTCATGAAAGCAATAGCAACTCATTGTTGTTTAGGTAATAGTGTTTGGATTCAAGGAGATGAAGTTCATAAAGATGAATGGACACTTGATGAGGGTGCTCGTAAATTCTTAACACTAAGATTAAATGCAAGTAAATACTCTATTAGAACTGGCCAACATTTTGAAAATCGCCCTGGAATGTGTAACTTTTCTGTAGTAGGAAGAGGAGCAACAAAAAAACAGCGTAGTGATTATTATAATTATGATTTAAAAAATCAAGAACGATATCATATTGCTAACGAATTCAATAGTGCATATAAAGCATCTGGAGTTATTGCTCAGGTTGCTGGTGAAACAGGCCTTGATATCATACCAGTCGGAAAAGACAAATCTCAAATTGCAGAGTTCTTAATAGGTCCAGTTGTTTTCTTTGGAGATAAAATGGGAACTGCTGGTAATGATAAACCATTAGCTGATGCAATTCAAGACAGGCCTAATAGTTTGTCTGTTGCTGTTAACAACTGGGCAGAAACTTGGAACTTTTTAAAAACGGATTATAGCTGATGGTTGATAAAGCATACATTGATAGAATAATGATGACTCAAACATTTAATTATATACAACGAAATCATTTATATCAAAATTTTAAAATTAATGAAGATCTTCAAATTGAAGAAGTAGTATTAACTAATGGTACTAAGTACTATAAAGTAAAGAATTTCTTTAAGTACCCAGGAATGGCTCTTAAGAATTTATTAGAATGGCCAGTTATTAAACCACCAGCTTATGTTTACACGCCTGGAGGAAGACAGAATTTTACTCCTATGGATTTAGTTCCAATTGTAACTTCATATGCTGATATTGCTGGCACTATTAATGATAAAGAATATAAGCCACAAAGCTTTATTACTTCATCTAATGTAGTACCACCTAATCCAGATTGTTGGGAAGGATCGTGGCATCCTCATACTGATCACGACATGGTTTTTAATTTGTGGCTTTGTGATTGGACAGAAGGAACAGGGCTATATACTTACAAAGGTTATAAAACTTCTAGAGAATATGAAGGCACACCTGATCAAAAACTAAATCGAAATAAAATTGTAAAGTGGCAGAATTTTACTTCAGGTGATGACTATGAATTATATCACACCATTCCTTGTGAATTTAATACTTTAACAATATACGATGGTAAATTATTACATGGGACTATTATGGGTGAAGGTACTGGTGAAAGATATTCA